TGGGCTTATGATAGCGTGAGTGTCCGGATAACGGGTTATAACACCTGTAGCCTCCATGATGACCACTGCATCGGCAAGTCTCTGACCTGATTTGATAAGGTCCAGTTTCGTGATCTCCATGGGTTTAAAGGTGTGTTTCTCAATGTTATTCACATCAAGTACAATACCTTTCTCTCCCCATCCGGCATAATCCAGAAGGCCGTGATGCTTGTAAAGCAGTTTACCGAAGTTGGTCTCAATCTTCGAGAAGGTGACTCCATGAAGAATCTCAGTTGACTTAGCTTCAAGCTGCTTCTGAACGGTGTCAACCTTAAGGAGGTTAGCGGTCAGTCCATCACCACCAAAGAGGATCCTTGAGTCAGCGCCCGAGTTGCCTGTGAAGATTGATTTTGTCCAGTCAACAAATGTTGCATTGTCAATAGTCCTGTCAGTTCCACCGGTTCCGTATTCGAGACTCTTGGTGATGTACCTGGTGATACCACCCGTGGTGTACCTTTCCTTGGCAGCAGTGACATCATAGAACTTCATCCTGTACCCGAAGAGGAAGGACATCTCCATTGACATCTTCATGTCGTAGAGGTTCTGGGCTTCATAGTTAGTGAAATCCCATTCAACCTCTTTAGCATGTTCCCTCTGGTAACGGCCTTCTTCTACCTGTGCAGCGAATATCTGCATGTAGTTGTAGGCTTTCACAGGGACGATAGCATAAGGTGAGTGCTGTGCATCCATTTCATTCTTGGCAGTACCCATCCTGACCAACCTGGTGTTAAGAGGAATGGTCTCAGGTATGATAATCGCTCCTTCGGTAGTTCCCGATCCGGCAGATCCGTTAAGAGGCTGTATCTTTATGGTGTTGTTAGATACACTCTTACTAACCACGAAGCAGATTAGTTCCTTGCCGTCCGCTCCGTTGATCCCGCTTACAAGGAGAGTGTCATCAGCTGACCACATACCCACGTTAGCGACAACAAGATCATATGAAGCATGTCCGACACCGGCTTTTGTGTAGGCAGTTGCCACAGTGTCGTAAAGCGGACGATTGTCAACGGCATAATAGTCTGTGACAAACGACTTAATGCTGACCTGGTTGGAGATCGAGCGCATGATGGTGTCAAGCGGGGTTGCCGCAGGACGCATCTGAACAACCTTCTTCGAGACGTAGTTGACGTCCAGATCAGGCGATCCGGCTTTTACATCTTCCATAGATACCGGTTCTCCGGCAATGACAGCTCCGGTAAGAGCCATAGTCAGCCCGGCAATATATATGGTCGATAAAGCAGCAAGGACCGCCATGACAATGGCCAGCCCGAACAGCTTACTTGCGATATTAAAAAGATTTCGTTTTTTCATTTTGTGCGATGTTTGTTGTTAGTTATATACTTGATTCATAGGTAATTAATTCCCTAATACTCTCTTTTTGTTCTCATGGTCAAGGATACGGTCAATATGAGTGGGCTCATGCTGAACCACCTCCTGCTGGGCTCCTGTGACCGTGGGCCTTGGTATGCCGTCGCCCTTCTTCTCCGGCTTCTCCCTCTCGGCAACTATCTTCTTATTGCGCTCAGAAAGAGACCCTTCCTCCCGGGCATTGGTGATATCGTTTTCATAGTTGAAAGCCCTCTGCATGGCAATCAGGGCTTCCTTTGATACCTTTCCAGACGAAATAGCCCCGATCATCTCGTCAACCTTTTTCAGGAATGACTCGGCTGCTGCATCATCCATATTATTCTCCTTGGCAAAGGCTTCAATGACGGCCTGGGATTCTGCCAGGTCTCTTTCTCTTTGCGCTTCTGCCTCCCTGCGCTTTGTAAGTTTGGCCTCCCTTTCTGTTTTATTCTTGGTCCAGCCCTCATAGTCAGGATCCCCGTCAATGGGGGAGAGGTCCTGTGGATCCACATGCCGGGCAAGAGCCTCACGGAATGTTGCTCCTTCAATCATATCCCTTATCAGGGAGCCGACTTCAGGGTTGCTGTCAAAGACCGCTATGAGTTTCTTGTTGGCCTCTGTCCCTCTCTGCTTGTAGGTCTCCAGGCCGGTTATATGCTCATCAATTGCTGAATCATAGTCCTCGTCTTTCTCAAACTTCCTGTCAGGGAATAGCTGAGTCAGCTTGTCGTGATGGCGGTGTTTCTTTTTCTCAGGTTCCTTTTCCTTCTTCTCGGTCTCGGGTTTCTTCTCGGTGTTGATAACTTCCGTTTTCTCAACTGCCTCTTTGGTCTCCGTTTTTGTAGCCTCCTTCTGGGTGCTTTCACCCTCAGGGGCCGGTGCTGCTTGTGGCGTAGCTTGCGCTGCGGCTTGTCCCTGTGGGGCTCCTCCTGCCGGTGCGCCTGCCGATGCCGATGATCCTTCTGCCATTTTTTACATTGTTTTTATTTTGAAATGCTACATTGGTGTAGTATGAATCAAAGCGGCAATCTATGGAAAGTGTGGATAACTCACATGATTAATAGCATTGCAGATAGGATTATTAATCATAAATTTGCTACAAAACTGACGCATCGTATGGCTCAACAAAGAGAAACCAGAACGAACCAGAGACATGCAGACATTTATTCAGAGTTCCTCAGGGCTTGTGCAGAACTCAGCCCTTCAAACAAGCATTTCACTTTAAATATGAAACAGATCTACTCCGACATAGCGGAGCGATTTCACTATTCACCAGAGCATGTTTACAAAGTGGTTAACAAGATGATGAAACAACAAGGTCATCCGAAAGACTAATTATGGAACAGGAAAGGATAAAAGAGATTCTTCAGGAGAACCAGCGAAGGCTTGATATCCTTTATGCTCCTTACGACCCCCTGACCGGGGAGGGCTCACCCCTTGAACGTAGGAAGATAAACTACACCCTGAAAGGGGAACAGCAGGACTATGCTATCCCTGTTGATATGTATGAAAAGTACAAGGACCTCTTTGACCTTATCATCAAAGAGAGATCTATCGAGCAATTCATACTGAATACTGCCAAGGTGACTCCGACCAAGGAGATGATATCCCAAGTGATTAACAGCCTTGACGGGTTGCGCTTTGATCACGACTTCGAGTTTTGGGCCTACAAGACAGCCAAGATTCAGGATAAGAAGTCCAAAAAGGTCATCCCTTTCAAACTCAACTTTCCCCAAAGAAAATACCTGAAGGACCTCGAAGATATGAGGATGGCGGGAGTTCCGATCAGAGAGATAGTACTTAAAGCCCGGCAATGGGGAGGATCCACCCTTACCCAGGTCTATATGGCATGGATTCAGATTCGCCACAGGACCAACTGGCATTCTGCTATTGTAGCAGACATAGAGGAGCAGAGCCGTAATATCTCCGGCATGTACTCCCGTCTTGCCCGAGAGTATCCTAAGGAACTTGGGACCCTTGAATTGGTTCCTTACGAACGGAGCACCAAGAGCCGGGTGATAAAGGGACGGGATTGCGTTATCTCGATTGGTTCAGCTCAGAAACCAGGGGGGCTGAGATCCTTTGACCTGGCTATGGCCCATTTTTCAGAGGCCGGGCTATACCAGCCAACAGATAAAAAGACTCCGGAGGAACTTGTTACGGCCATACGTTCAGCGGTTGCCGACGTGCCTTACTCCCTTATAGTACTTGAATCAACAGCCAAAGGGTCCGGTACATTCTTTCACAGGGAATGGCAAGCTGCCGAGAGAGGGATTAGTGGTTACAGGCCGATCTTTATTCCATTCTTCGAGATAGAATTGTACCAGAAGAAGGTTTCTAATGCGGAGAAGTTTATCGAGTGGGTATTCTCAAACGAGTATGCTACCTTCCTCTGGAACCTGGGTGCTACCCTGGAGGCCATCAAGTGGTATTTTGATTATAAGAAGCGGGAGAACTACTCTGACTGGCAGATGCACGAGGAATACCCGAGTACTTGTATTGCGAAAGGAACAAGGATAGGCACTGACAAGGGAATTATTTGTATTGAAGATTGTTCTAAATCCCTAACCACAAACACGGGAGAAATACTTGCCCATATAAATAATGGAATAAGGCCAGTTTATAGACTTACAACAAAAAATGGATATGAAGTAATATGCACTAATGATCATTTAATAAAGACATATACCCCACAAAACGATCTTTTTAATGGACAGGCAGAGTTATGGACTAAACTAATAGACCTAAGGATTGGAGATAAAATAATACTCGCTCCCCCAAGATTTGCCTCTGATATCCATTTTCATAAATGGAAAGATGACTTTGTTGACTTAAGCGTAGAGGCAACCCCTGAGATTGGAAGGTTTTTAGGAATATTCATGGGTGACGGGTGTTACCATGGAGAATGCCTTTCGATAGCTTGTGATGCCAATGATAGAGATTTTATTGACTCAACTAAATCCTTGGTAGATGGATTATTTGGGGTTAAATCTCACGAAAGACTCACTGGAAGCAATAAGGGATGTTGTGAAATAAGAGTATCAAAGAAAAAACTTACCGAGTATTTTCTCAAACTTGGTATAATAGAGCATCCAACTAATGATGGGTTGCATAGAAGGGGATATAAAAGAACTGTCTGTGTTCCTGAAATAATATGGAAGTCTCCCCGTGAAGTGGTGGCCGAGTTCCTGAAGGGAGTCTTTGAGACAGATGGCTTTAATGCTTATAAAACTCCATGTATTTCCTTATTCAGCAAACACATACAATTTCTAAAAGACATACAGTTATTATTATTAGGGTTTGGTATCACATCGGTTCTCAGACAAAAACCAGCAAGAAACGGCAATGGTTACAAATATATAGCAAACACTCTAACCTTAAAGGGGGAACAAGCTGACTTATATAGAAACAATATTGGTTTTCTGAGCATTAGGAAACAATCAAGGTTCGCCACATGGAAAGTAATGTCTCATACCAAGAGAACCAAGAACAGGCTCTTTGATGCCATTGAAAAAATTGAATACATAGGCAGACAGGAGGTTTTTGACCTCACTATAAAAGACAGCCACCAATTTGACGCAAGCGGAATAATGGTTCATAATTGCCAGGAAGCCTTTGTTTCAAGTGGAAAGAGGGTATTCGCTCCGGATTACGTGACTAAGATCCGTAAGTACACCAAGCCACCATTACAGAGGGGTGATATCTTCGGAGCATCCATCAAAGGCAAGGCAGCACTGGAGAACCTGAGGTTTCAGGCTACAGACATGGGGGATCTGTTTATCTGGGAATTGCCGGATACAGAAATTCAGGTATCAAACCGGTATGCCGTTATAGTTGACATTGGAGGGAGAACAAAGGAGGCTGACTGGTCCGTGATAAAGGTCTTTGATCGGTACTGGCAGATGCACGGAGGCAAGCCTACCGTGGTAGCGGTATGGACCGGACATATCGACCAGGACCTGATTTCGTGGAAAGCGGCACAGATAGCCAAGTTCTATAACAATGCCCTGCTTGTAGTGGAATCCAACTCCCTGACCTCATAACAGGAAGGAAGCGAAGGAGAACACCACCTGACGGTCCTTAATGAGATAGTGAAGTTCTACTCCAACATCTACGCCCGGACCGATCCCGAGAAGGTAAGACAGGGAATCCCTATAAAATACGGCTTTATGACAGACCGGCTCACCAAACCTATGGTTATTGATGAGCTCAACGGGGCACTCAGGGAGGAAGCCTATTACGAGAGGGATGAAAGAGCTTGTGATGAAATGGACGTATATGTCATCAAGTCAAACGGGACCTATGGCGCTGATGAGGGGAGCCATGACGACCATGTGATGACAACGGCAATCGGGGTGTGGATTTGTCTCAAATATATGCCTCTGCCAAAGGTCATCGAAGGGGCAGGGGAGAGGTATAGTAAGAAGATAATAAGCGAAGCATCAATCTGATAAAAACAAAATCATGGCAAACATAATCAAGGACTTCATTCAAAGGATCGTCATCGACTGGCAGGAATGGCGCATGTACCAACGGACGGTCTGGGATGTCAAAAGAGATAACAAGGCAATCCGGAGGGCTATCGCCAGGGCAGAGGAGAAGAATTACCATGACGGCAAGACCTATTATATCATGCGGGATCGTCTTGGAGGGATCAATGAACTCAATTCTGCCGAGTTCCTGTATTTCACAAGAAAGGGATTGTTCAAAAAAGATCACTATAAGAACCGCTTTGAACATGCTATCTACATCGTGACGAGTAATACGAAAATAAGAAATCAATTTAAGAAACACAATGAACAAACTAACGCTGGAAAAAGTCGCAACGTCACTCCTGAAAGCCTGTAAAGACGAAGGATTGATGTATAAGGAAGCCGCCAAGATATTCAATACCGAACCGGCTTATTTCAAGATGCTCGAAAGAGAGGATAAGAGGGGATGTATCCCGGAGAAGGTGATGGACCGGTTCCACTCATGGGTGTACTCAGGGAAGAAACTGAAGGAGTACAAGATGCCGGGAAGTTTTGAGGAGGCACAAAGGGAAGCTGATGCGGGTATGGGGAATAGAATCAATGAGGAAATGGCCGAGATTCTTAATAACTCAGGAGCGACTATTATTGAGCCGAATATGATACCAGGTCCGGGCGAGATCGTCATAGGGCCATTTAATAGTGTAGCTGAACTCACTAAGGCCGTAAATGAACACGAAAAAAAGGCCAGGCGCAAGAGGGAGCCTAAAGCAAAGTTCATTTATCCCCATGAGAAGCCCAAGCGCAAGTATACCCGGAAGCCTAAGGAGATTACTCCGGAGGTAACACCGGAAGATAATTACGTTAAAAAGGCGATTGGTGATGTTAAGGTAGAATGGTGTAGGCCTATCGTAACTGATTTTGCCGGAGTACCACAATTTAAAGAATCAGAGACCGACCTCCTTAAGTCCGAGATCAAAACCCTGGCCGCCCTGCTTACAAGGGAATACGAGGCTGCTGAAGTACTCAGGGCACAGAATGGGTATCTGAAGGCAAGGGTGGCTTACAACGCTAACCGGGCCATTGAGCTTATTAAGAATGTTCGGGCCGATAATCGCAAACTACATGACATATTGCATGAGGTTGCCGTACCTG